GATGGTCCCCGTGGCCGAAACCGGCACGATGACCCCGGCGGACAACTCGTACAACAACGTCACCCTGACGGCCAAGAAGTACGGCGTGCTGTACCAGATCAGCCGCGAACTGATGGCCGACTCGGCCATCAACATCGCCGACGACGTTGCCCGCAGCATCGCGGAATCGCAGGCCATCGCAGAGGACAACGCCTACTTCATCGGCGACGGCACCAGCACCTACGCCAACCAGTCGGGCCTGACTGTCGCCCTGCCTTCCAGCGCGTACCTGACCGGCGTGTCGTGGGGCACGCTGGCTGTTTCCGACTTCACGACGGCGATGGGTCGCGTTGAGAACGTCAACCCGGCTCGCCTCGCGTTCGTCTGCTCGCGGCAGTTCTTCGCCCAAGTCATGCTCAAGGTCGACAAGACCGCCAACCAGTTCAAGGAACTGACCATGGGCGGCCTCGGCGGCGACGCGACGTTCCTCGGTTACCCCGTGTTCTTTTCGCAGGTCATGCCGAAGGCCACCGGCAGCAACGTCAGGTCGTGCTACTTCGGCGACTTCACGGGCGCGACCATGCTGGGCGACCGCCGCCAGTTGGAAATCCAGACCTCGGACCAGTTCTACTTCAACAACGACAGCATCGCCGTCCGCGGCACCAGCCGCTTCTGCGTGGACATTCACGGCGACGGCCGCGGGTCGACCTACGGACCCATCGTCTGCATCCAGGGCGCCTGATAGACGCCACAACGAAAGGAACCTGACTCATGAACGTTCTCCTCAACGCGTACATCCAGGGCGGCACCTCGACGGGTGGCCCGCTCTCCATCTCGGCGGCCAACACCGGCGTGGCCTTCGACACCACCAACCTCGGCGGCTTCGGCGAAGTTGTCGGCATCGTGACCATCGGCGCTATCGCGGCTGCCGCGACGGTCCTCAAGGTCGAGCACAGCAACGACAACAGCACGTGGGCTGATCTGTCGGGCGCGTCGTTTACCAGCACGGCCCTGCCCGATACCGCGAACAAGCAGTGGCTTGTGCACATCCGCACGGGCGGATCGGTCAGGCGCTATCTGCGGTTCGCCATCACTCCGGGCGGTGCGACGTTGTACGGCGCAGTGTGGATCGGCCTGCACGGCGCCAAGGGCGTGACCGGCACCACGGAGGTCGAGCGGTCGGCCTCGCAGAACCTCGGCAACTCGTCCTCGCTGCTGGGCCGCGTGGCTCTCTGATCCCCTCTCGCTCACACACCCTCGGCCCGCGGCGAAAGCACCGGGCCGGGATTCATGGCCAGCCTCATCAGCATCGCCGAGTACAAGGTCTGGGCGGGCATCACCGGCACCGCGCAGGACGCGTTGCTGACCGTCCTGGTGGACGCCGTCTCGATGGAGGTCCGTCGCTGGTGCGACCGCAACCTGACCAACGGCTTCGAGTCCGTGAGCCGCACCGAGCGGTACGACGGCAACGACGAGCAGACCATCCAACTCATCGAATGGCCAGTGACCAGCATCACCAGCGTCACGCTCTACACGGCGGGCGGCGACACGACCGTCATTGACTCCGACACGTATCGCGTCAACGGCGATTCGGGCGTGCTGTCTCGCATCGACCCCAAGCGGGCGCGGTTCCCAGTCACTGCGTTCGGCACCGTCGAGGCGACGTTCTCCACCCAGCCATGGTTCGAGGAGGGATTCGACAACGTGCAGGTGGTGTACACCGGCGGGTACGCGACGATCCCGGCTGACCTCAAGATGGCGTGCTACCGCCTGACGGACCTTGCCTATTCGGCCCGCGGCCGCAACTTCGGCGTGCAATCCGAAAGCCTCGGCGGGTACTCGTACACGAACGCGAACCCGAAGGCCACCAACGAACTCAAGGCCGAACTCGTGCGAGCGTACAACACCGGGAGGGCGTGACGTGGCGAACACGCCGTGGCATCTGCTGACCCAGACGATGGACGTTTACACCACCACATGGTCGACGGCGAATGACGGCGTACCACGTGGAAGTGGTCCCGTTTCGGCGTCGTTCTCGGTGGCGTGCAGCGTACAACCGGGCTCGGCGGCGGATGGTCTGGTCTACGGCCGCGACACCACGACCAAGATATTCGAGGTGTACGCCGCCCCGGTCACGACAGCCGGCGCCGCGTGGAGCGTGACGCCCAAGGACAAGGTCATCATCAACGGCGTGCAGTACAGGGTCGCGGGCCAGCCGCGAGACCTGATCCTGCAGGGCGTGATCTACGTGGTCACCCTTGAGAGGGACCAAGACTAATGGCCCTCCGCGTGACCAAGACGATCATGCAACTGGACAAGCCACGGCTGCAGCAACTGCTCGGCGAGGCCGCCAACCACGGCGTCGATCGTGCCGCAACGCAGTGCGTCCGGTTTATCAAGCAGTCGTTTCCCAAGACCTCGTGGTTTCAACCGTCGCCCGTTGGCGGCCCGCCCGGAACCGTCACGGGCAACCTGCGACGGTCAATCACGGCAACGCCGGCAAAGAACGGCCGGGCCATCGTGGGGACAAACGCCAGGTACGCCCGCATCCATGAACAGGGCGGCGTCCTAAAGCCTACGACCAAGAAGTACCTGACGATTCCCGTGAGCGTGGCCGCGGCCAAGATGCGATCCAACACCGGCGACCTGCGTACGCAGAACCTGACGTTCCGCAAGGGTCCGAATCGCGGCGTGGCGTTCCTGTTCCGAACGACCAAGGGCAAGAACGCCAGAAGCGAGTTGATGTTCGTGCTCAAGCGTTCGGTGCGGATGCCTCCTCGACCGTTCATGCGGCCCGCCGCGACCAACAAGAACAACCAAATGGCCATGGTCAAGGCGTTTGGTGCAGGCTTCCGCAGCATCATCCGCAAGGCATTCAAGCCTGCACCCGGGAGCCCCGCATGATCCTGTCCAGCATCTACCAGGCCATCTTCGACCGCGTGAAGGCCGACACCGGCGCCGGCGGGCTGTACGCCTCGGGTGCGTGGAACATCATCAGCGGCACGTACAGCGTGTTCGGCACGCCCGCGGCGATCACCTACCCGTACCTGCTGGTCGGCGTACGCCTTGAGCAGGACCATTCGCTGACGGCGGACGAGTGGACGGCCACGGCGACGTTCACCGTGTGGGACCAGGTGCAGAACTACGCCTCGTCGGCTGACTTTGATACCCGAATCACGGCGGTCATGGATCGGCTCCATGGCAACGCTGTGCTCCAAGCGGGCCGCATTCCGACCTATGGCTTTCACCGCCACCTGTTGGTCCTGCCGACCAACGGGTACACTGCCAAGGCGTCGCACTGTTTCGTTCGAACGTACGACGCGACGATGACGGACGAACATTCGATCCAAGCGACGATGACGGCGACGTTCCGAGTGTCGGCACTGGCCGCGAATCCCTGAGAACCACCCATGGCATACCCGCTCACTTCCGAAACCGGCAACCTGACCTGCTCAGCGGCGAGCGGCGACCTGCTGTACCTGTTCGGTACGGCCCTCCGCATGACCACGGACCTTGCCACCATCAACCTCGAATCCAACGAAATCGAGGTGACGCAGGCGACGGGCTCCACGATCAACATGCACAGCCGCATTACCGGCTTGCGGACGGGCACGGTGGACTTCTCCGGCATCTGGCCTCGAACCACGACGCCGCTGGGCATCAGCAGCAACGTGACCTACGCGAGCGGCTACGTGCAGTACATCAACGCGTGGAGCATCGACATCGCGTGGCCGGAAATCGACATCACGTACTTCGCGGGCGGAGCGACCGGGCCGACCGACCCGAGCACGTCGTGGCGTCGCTGGATGCCCGGCGGCATCGGCATGTGGTCGGGCACGTACACCTGCAAGGCCGACGACGCGACGGCACCGTCCATGCCGAGCACGGGTGCGGCGGCCGCGGCGACGTTCAAGATGGTCGAGGACGGGGCGACCGACCCAAACTTCACCGGCGACATCACGACCCCGCGACTGGTGCAGCGGGTCCGCCTGGGCGACTTCTCCGAACTGACGTACAACTTCTCGGGCAGCGGCAACCTGACGCAGGCGGCGGGCACGACGTTGCCCGGCCTCACGGCGGCGTCTGGCGCCATCACGAAGCCCACTTGGAACATCACCGCGACCGACAGCAAGCCCGACAACACGTGCGTTCTTACGGTCGCCACGGGCCGCACGTACACGTTCCCGGCGTTTTGGAATCGCCTAAACCTGTCATGGAAGACCGATGACGTTGTCCGCGTGACGGGCACCCTGCGAGTGGCCGACGTTCCGACCGTGGCATAAGGAGTGACCTGTGACTGAGGTCGCCAAAGTATCCATCGGCATTGAGGGTGACACGTCCAAACTCAAGGCGGACGTGGCGAAGGCTACCAGCGAGGTGAACGCCGCGGGTGCGGTGTCGGCAGACAAGGCGACGGACGCGACAAATAAGCAGGCGGCGGCGACCAGTGCACTTGGCGATCGGCTGCGCAGCGTCAAAAAGACGTACGGCGAACAGATCGAGGTAGTGCAGGGCTTACTCGGCAAGTTCGTCGCCATCGGTGCGACGGTTGCAATCGCCTACAAAGTCGGCCAAGCGATTCGGGAATACATCGTCGATGCACTTGCCACGTCCGTCGAGAAGGCACAGGCGTTCAAGGACACGCTCAACCTGGCCGATGTACAAGGATCATTCCGGCAAATCAACGAGCAGGTTACCGAACTGCAATCGAGACTTGCCGCATCGACCGAGAGCGGCTTTGCCAACTTCCTGAACATAATGACGGGTGATACGCAAGAGTCGCTGCGTCGTCAGATTGTCGATCTTCAACAACTACAACGAAGTTTGGCGCAAACGCAACGAGCGGATGAACGTCGACAGGAATCAGAGAAGGACGCCGCTAGACGAAACGAAGAACAGAACACTCTCGCTCGCATGGACGAGGAAGGTCGAAAGGGCCGCCAGCGCATCGATGACGAACAGCAGAAGCGTCGAGAGCAATTCGAGGACTTCCAAGCCCAGATGCAGGAGATGACGCGGCAGCAGCAAGAGGCCGCCGCCAAGGTGCAGGCCTCATGGGCCGCATCGTTCCGCGCCATCCGCGAGGAATCCAACCGGGCCTTTGCCACCGATCAGGCCGCGTCGATGGTCCAACTCGCCGGGCAGTTGCGGATCGAGGGCATGACCGC